GAATCTAATACAAGTCATGCAATCGGATTATTAGGTAATGCTATAGTTAGATTTGATAATATTAATATATCATCCGCATCTAATTTGTATATTTCGTTTTATGCTTCTTATAATATAGATGCTAGAACATTTTTAAATACTATAGATGATTCTACATCCAGTATAAAAGGGCATTTTAAAATAACCGACAAAATATTAGCAAATAATTTTGCATTATTTGCTATTGTAGGTTCACATAATGTTGAAACAGATCATTATCACGTACCTATCAGTTTTTTATCTGGTTCAAATACATTTACTAATAACACATCAGTAAGTGTTACTTTTGCAAGAACAGGGGATGCTGGAGATAAAGGCTCTACCGGAGCAACAGGATCAACTGGGGCAACCGGTGTAGTTGGTCCAACAGGGGCAACCGGCATTCAAGGAGCAACAGGTATAGGAGCAACGGGCCTAACAGGTAACGTAGGCGCTACAGGTGCAAGTATTACTGGAGCAACAGGTGCTACAGGTGTAACAGGTAACGTAGGCGCTACAGGTGCAAGTATTACTGGAGCAACAGGTGTAGTTGGACCTACGGGGGCAACAGGTGTAGTTGGGCCAACAGGTCCAACTGGTGCAACAGGTATTCAGGGCGCTACGGGTGTAGGGGCAACAGGTGTTCAGGGTGCAACCGGTATTCAAGGTGCTACAGGTGTTCAAGGAGCAACAGGAGCAACAGGTATTCAGGGTGCAACAGGTATTCAAGGTGCTACAGGTGTTCAAGGAGCAACAGGAGCAACAGGTGTTCAAGGCGCAACCGGTATTCAAGGTTCCACCGGCGTAACAGGTAACGTAGGTGCTACCGGTGCAAGTATTACTGGAGCAACAGGTATTCAAGGTGCTACAGGCGTAACAGGTAATGTAGGTGCTACAGGTGCAAGTATTACTGGAGCAACTGGTCTAACAGGTAACGTAGGTGCGACAGGCGTAACAGGGCCAACTGGTGCTACAGGTGTAACAGGTAACGTAGGTGCTACAGGTTCGGTTACAGGATCACAAACTAATTTAATCTGGGTTATTGATGGTGGTACCAGTGCTCCCACAACTGGAGTAAAATCGGCAATTCAAATTCCATTTAACTGCAGGGCAGATACTTGGACAATAGCTGCATCAGCGGCAGGTAGTGCAGTATTTTGGATTCAATCAAATACATACGCAAACTATCCAAACGTAACTACAAAAAGTATAGGCAATCATCCTACAATAACTTCTGCACAAAAAGCACAAGGAAATACTGCAGCATGGACATCTAACGTATTTACCAATGGAGATATAATTCATGCAAATCTAATATCTGCAAGCACTTTAACATTGGTTACCTTATCATTAACTGTAACGAAAACATAAGATGATTGTAACAATACCTTTTACTCGAGCATATGTTATAAATGGAGTTAGCTCGACTGTGCTTGGTCAACGTCAACCTGCTCCTTTTTTATGGAAACCTCCGAGCGACGTTACCAGTATTACTGTCGAGTGTTTTGGTGGGGGAACAAATAATTATTATAGCTCGGTCGGTTTAAGAACCGCAAATGGGTCTGCGTATTCTAAAAGTAATTTATCATTAACCTCTACAACTAATGTTTGGATAAGCCCTGGAAATTTAGACACAGAATATCTAGGGTTAGGAAATTCTTGGGTTAGTTTAACGTCTAATATAGAACCATATGCAAATACTACAACAACTGCAGTAAAAGCATGCGGGGGAGGGGTTCCTGTTGAATTTCATATATCAAAAGGTATCGGAGAAATTAAATACCGAGGAGGTAAAAGCGGAAACACATTTTTTGTTGTTGTGGATGCCGGAGGCGAAACTGGATTAGTAACAACTTATTATAGAGGAGGAACTGGCGGTGCAGCTGGCCCCAATGGTAATGGCGGCAATGGATATCCTTCAACATCAACAACATTGGGAGGTGGCGGTGGAGCAAATGGTGGTTCTGATGCTACAGGCACCTCTGGAGGATTAGGTAGATTCGCAAATGTTACGGGAGCAGGTGGTTCTTCCGGCAATGTAGGATATACTGAATATATTAGAGAAACAACAGTTCCCATAGTATACTATCCAGAAAATTACTTGGCGGGCACATCATATAATGTTGGCACAGTTAATCCTGCTAAGGATTCTGAAAGCAGAGAGGTATATGTAACAGGAGGCAGAGGAGGATCTGTTAATGGTTCGGTAATTGCAGGCTCAGGGTATTTTAAGGAAGGTTCGCCATACGGCTCGGGCTTACTTGGATGGGGTATTGTATTAATTACATATACATACCCAAAATTTACCGCAGTATTTGGAATGGATAATGGAGGGTTGGATGATCAAAGATGGTTTAATAGAAATTCCAACTACACGCGGCAACGAGCAAACACTTGGGCGACTTTTGACACTTGGATAAAACTTCCTGCAGATATACCAAATGTAATAACAGTAGAATGTTTTACAGGAATAACTCCTGACGGCGGAGGATCCTATAGTAAAAGTAATATTAACGTTTCGCCCAATCAGAGTATTTATATCGGTGGCCTAAATAAATATGTTAATTTCAATTGCGGAGCATTTGTAAACACATTAGCTAATACTATACCTACATTGGCAAACGGTACGATATCTGGATGCTATGCTGCAAACGGAAATGTATTTACTCAAGAAACTCGAAGCGTGGGCCTCGTTACATATAGAGGCGGGCAAAGTGGCTACCAAGTAGTATATTCTACCGCGCCCTCAGGGGAATCTCCTGGTAGTACCTACTATTACTACGGGGGGCGCGGAGGTCAAGCTGGGCCCAATGGTAGAGGGGGCCACGGGTCTCCTGCGTATATTAGTCCCGGAGGTTCATATTATTGGGGGGCGGGCGGCGGCGCAAATGGTGGCGGGGATGCATCAAATAGTACACCAGGAGTAAATAGATTTGGTAACTATGGAGCGGGGGCAGGAAGTAATGTTTTTGTATGGCCAAGTTATCCCACAGAAAAATCGGCATTAAAACAATCAGAAGCATTAGTTTACAATGATACTGCATTTGGCAATACTACAGTATTAGTACTGGGGGGAGCCCCAGGATACTATAGCGATTATTCACCTTATGAATATTTTGGTTATGATACATACAATAAAGTGGCATTATCATATATATCCGCAGTTTCAGGAAACGCACAAACAATAACATATTCATATGCATATATTATAGGTTAAGAATTATGACAAACTATATTTTAAACAAAGATTATGAAAACTGGCAACCATATGTAGATTTTAGATCTGCGATTGATCCCAACTTTTGTCAAGCAAACTTTAAATTTGAAACTATTTATTTTTATGATAGATTTGGAATAATTGAAAATCCTCCGAATTCGAAAATACTTAGACCTTTTGTTGCCATACAAAATAGTAAAACTTTCGATGAATTATGTTTAGCTAGAGCATTAGAAATAGATAACATATCAAAAGAACAAAACAAACCAATATTGGTAACCTGGTCTGGCGGTTTAGATAGTACATGCGTATTATCTGCGCTAATGCAAACGATTACAGATAAAACTAGATTAAAAGTTTTATGCACTAAAGAAAGTATTGCAGAATATCCATTTTTCTTTGATAATTTTATTAAAAATAATTATGAAGTATTAGAGACGGATTGGGCAAGTTTTAGAACAGCAATTAATAGTTTATGTTTAACTAATATTATAATTACTGGCGAATTGGCCGATCAATTATTTGATGTTGTTGCGCAAAGCAAATATGGGACTGCAAATATGTTTATTAGCACGACGCCAGAAAATATACAATACAACCTATTTAGAGAATCTCGCAAAGGTCCTTGGCAAGTAGTATTAAACCCAGAAAATAAAACGCATTGGGATATGGTAGAATATTTTGTAGAAAAATTTCCTAAAAAAATAAATAATTTACGAGATTTTTTATATGCGTTTAGATTGAACTATAGATATCAATTAATTCAAACAAGAATGCTTATGCTAACAGATAATTTAAAAATGGATATTAATTTATTTCATTTTTTTGATACAAATGAATTCAATAATTTTTCGATAGACACGGATTTTGAAATTTTTGATGACGGCGATATAGTAAAAACTAAAAAATATATTAGAGAATTTATTTGTAAGTATACTCATGATTTTGAATACTATAATACCAAGAAAAAATCACCATCTTTGGGTTCGCCAGAATATCCAATGATTTCAAATTATACTAAGTTAGATGATGAATGGAATAGATATGTATAAAATAATGGATGGGTTTTTTGATAATCCGGATGATGTTAGAAAATTTGCATTAAATCAAGTATACGAAAAAGATTTAATTGGAAATTGGCCTGGTACCAGAACACGAGAAATTGCACATATAGATAATTTTTTCTATACCAGCCTTTTTAATTTTTTAGAATTTTCCCCATCCGAATATAATATTTCATCAAATTTTCAGATAACAGATGAATCATATGATCAGGGTTGGGTACACAAGGATAAATCCATTTATACCGGAGTCCTATATTTAAGTAAGAATCCGATTGTAAATAGCGGAACTTCATTATACGAAGAAAGCGAATATGATACAAAATATCCTGATGAGAAAAGAAACTGGATACTTGGCAATAAAACCGCAGAAGAAATTGTAAAATATAGAGAAGATAACAATAACCAATTTAAGGAAATTGTAAATTTAGAAAATTTATATAATAGATTAATCCTATTCCCCGGCACTATACCGCACAGAGCAAACAAATTCTTTGGAAAGAATAAAGAAGATAGTAGATTAACTCTAGTCTTTTTTGTTTTTGAACGAGAAAAATGTTAAGTATTCAGAATAGATATATATTAAATAAGTCTACTAAGGATCAAAAATGGCAAAAGTAACAAGCAGAGAAGAACTAAAAGATTATTGCTTAAGACGCTTAGGCGCGCCTGTCATTGAAATAAACGTAGATGACGATCAAGTTGAAGATCGTATAGATGATGCGTTTCAATTTTATAGAGAATATCATTATGACGCAGTAGAAATGGTATATCTAAAACATCAAATAACTAAACAGGATTTGACCCAACAATACGTTGAATTATCTGATATGGTTATTGGTGTTAGTAAAATAATTCCTTTATCTAATAGAACAAGCGGTATGAATATGTTTGATATTCGTTACCAAATTATTGTTAACGATTTATATAGTTTAATGTCTACCGATTTGATTTACTATTCCATGGTAAAGACTCAATTGGAATTGATTAATCAAATGCTTGTTGGACAGAAACCAGTTCGTTTTAATAGACATATGAATCGTTTATATATTGATATGGATTGGGGAGCAGATGTGCATGAGGATGATTTCTTAGTTATAGAATGTTATCGTATTTTAGATCCGAATCAATATTTAGATGTATACGACGATATGTTTCTTAAGAAATATACTACGGCATTGATTAAACGGCAGTGGGCTGAGAACATTAAGAAGTTTTCCGGAGTACAACTTCCTGGAGGAGTGACACTAAACGGAGATGCTATGTATATGGAAGCAGTGGATGAGATTGCTAAAATTGAAGATGAAATGCAAAGCAAATTTGAATTGCCTGTAGATATGTTCACGGGATAATTAGTATTCTTATCACCCAGGCTCATAGAAGATACTAACACCTTGTCAATAGATAGTCAATAGAATAAAAGAATAAAATGGCAACAGTTAACCATTATTTCCAATCCGGTAAAACGATTGGTAGAACGTCTGAGCACAATCTATACGAAGACCTAATTATAGAGTCGATGAAGATTTACGGGTTTGAAGTCTATTATATTCCCAGAAAGTCTTTTGATCAGGATCCTGTTTTTACAGAAGATCCTTTGAATACTTATGAGCACGCATATCCAATTGAAATGTATATGGAAGACATTATGGGATATACGGGACAGGGAGACTTTTTAACAAAATTTGGTTTGGAAACTAGAGATTCTGCAAATTTTGTAGTATCAAGAAAAAGATGGAAACAGTTAGTTGGTTCTACCGGTAATACTATTTTGGAAAGACCAGCAGAAGGGGATTTAATTTTCTTTCCGTTAACTACCGCTTTCTTTGAAATTAGAAAAGTTGATGGTCAAACACCATTCTTTCAATTAGGTAAATTATTTGTATATAAAATGAATTGCGAATTGATGCAATTCTCTAATGAAAGAATTACCACCGGTGTTGATGACGTTGATAAGTATATTACTCAGATCGATCAATCTATTGCAGATTATGAAATGTTGCTGGAAACCGGAGATACTTTACTATTGGAAAATTACGTAGATACTGCATTTGTTCTCGAAAGTTATTTACCCAATGATAATTCATCTGCAGGTATAAATAATTCCCTTTTCAGTGAAGCTGGCAATATCTTGGATTTTTCTGAAAAGAATCCTTTTGGTGAGGTATATAAGTAATGCTAAATAATAATTTTTATTGGGGAACCGTTAGGAAAGCGGTAGTTGCCTTTGGTAATATTTTCAATAATATTTCTTTAATTAGAAAGGATGCTGCAGGGAACACTATACAAACTATACGTGTACCTTTAGCATACGCACCTAAGCAAAAATTTATTGCAAAGATACAACAAAGACCTGATGTTGATACCCAACCATATCAAGTTATTTTACCTAGAATGGCATTTGAAATGCGAAGCATGAAATATGATCCAACTAGAAAAATTGCACCTCTGCAGAAAATTAGAAAAACGGATGATATAAATTCTTCATTATCTCAATATGTACCTGTACCATATAATTTGGATATGACATTGTATGTATATGCAAGAAATCAGGATGATGGTTTACAAATCATAGAACAAATACTACCTTATTTCAATCCGGATTATAATTTAACTATTAAAGCTATTCCGGAATTAGATTTATTAAATGATTTGATGATTGTTTTAGATGAAATACAATTTGAAGATAACTATGAGGGAGATCTTTCTGATAGACGTGCTATTATTTGGACGTTAGATTTTACTATGAAATTGAATTTTTATGGCCCAATTAATACATCTTCTGTTATTAGAAAAACAATATCCAATATATTTAGCGATTCTTCTTTACAGCAAAAGACAGAAACAATACACGTTGACGCATTAACTGCTGCAGAAAAAGAAGCATTTATAATACAAAATTCAAACACGGCATTTCGCGGACAAGTTATAACACCTGCAAATGTTGCGGTGGCTGGTTCTGTGGGAGATTATTCTATTATGGAATATTTTGAGGATTTTTAATTGAATTCTATACCTACTTTTAGTGATATTTTTAATACTGCACCTTTGGATGAAAATTCAAATGCAATTGTAACTGCACCTTTAGTTGTTAATGACACCAAAGAACAAGATCAAGAAGACGATTATCAACTTGCAAGAAAAACAATGAGGGGGCTTTTAGAAAAAGGGGAAACTGCAATAGAAGAAATTCTTACTCTTGCTAAAAGTTCTGAACATCCTAGAACGTATGAAGTTACGGGACAATTAATTAAAACTCTATCGGATGTATCTAAAGATTTAATTGGTCTGCAAAAACAAATAAAAGATATAAACAAAGATACTGGCGGTGTCGCTCCTCAAATAGGAAATCAAACTAATAATGTATTTTTGGGATCTACACACGAATTGATGCAATTGATAAAAAGAAAAAGTGCGGAATTAGATGACGACACAATTATTGACCAATAAAAAAATATCATATAATGGTAATCCTAATTTAAAGCAGATAGGCACCCCTCATGCGTATACTGCAGAACAAGTTCAGGAAATAATTAAATGTAGTCAGGATCCTATCTATTTTATTGAAACATATTGTAAAATTGTTTCTTTAGATAGGGGCCTAATACCATTTAAACTTTATGATTGTCAAAAAAGAAAAGTAGATGTTATTCTAAATAACAGAAAAGTAATTCTGATGGAAGGTAGACAGCAGGGCAAAACCATTACATCTGCTGCTTGTATTTTATGGTATACGTTATTTCAGCAAAATAAAACTGTTGCTATTCTTGCAAATAAATCTTCAGCTGCAAGAGAGGTTCTATATCGGTATGAGTTGATGTATGAAAGTTTGCCTATATGGATGCAACAGGGTGTTAAAGTATACAACAAGGGTGACTTGGAATTAGAGAATGGATCTAGAGTTTTTACTGCAGCAACCAGTTCATCTGGTATTCGAGGTAAATCTGTTAACTGGCTATACATTGACGAGGCAGCAATTATTCCAAATAACGTAGCGGAAGAATTCTTTACTTCAGTATATCCTACTATTTCTTCAGGTCAGACTACAAAAATTCTTTTAACATCTACACCTTTGGGTTATAATCATTTCTGGAAATTTTGGAACGAGGCTGAACAAGGATTAAATGGATTTAATCCTTTATTCATTAGCTATAAGGAAATTCCCGGTAGAGATGAAAAATGGGCAGCAGAACAACGGGCGATGCTCGGTGAACTTAA